TGAACGCACGTGCTGGATCTTTGCTGATGTCAGCAGCCGCCTTATCCAGCATCGCGGTCCAATTCTTCGGCAGGAGAGCCGGGTCCCATGTCTTGAACATGGCACTCATGTCAGCCACCTTCGGCCCGGCGGCTGCTGCTAGGATGATGATCGTGTCACCACCCATATCGCCCGGATCGTCGGCGCCGGTCATTAGCTCACTTGTCTCCTCAGCCGTCAATGCGACGAGGAACATGCACATCTGGTTGATGAGGTCCTGCATCTGATCGGGCAAGGTGGACTTATCACCCTCCTGTGCTTTCTCAGCCGCCATGCAATCCTTCAGCCACTTCAACTCGACAAGCAAGCTTGCGACGCGACTAATGTCGTACATGCCTTTCTGAAGCCGTTGCTTCCTCATAGAGGCTTCAGAAGCTCCCTTCTCAACAGTTAGTTTCTGCCAAGGCAGTTTCATGCCGAGCTTGCTCAGCATGCCCATCGACCAGCCTGGAATGCTTGGGGCTGAAATCTGATAGTCTTGGTGGTTGTTAGTCCCGTCAGCATTCGAGCCTTCAACAGGCGGCGCGGGGATTGTGGGTGTACCTCCTTCACCACCGCCGACAGCTGTACCTGGGCCTGGAGTTGGGTTGGAGCTTTTACCGATGCCGAGCAGCTCGTTGATCTTGGCCATGCCAGCTGTTACGTTAGCTGTTACCTGCGAGACTGCCGCCTGAGCAGCAAGACTCTCGTTGTGCTTGATGGAATCCGCCTTCTTAGAAAACGGAGTACCGTCAGCAGCTAGCCATACCTGAGCAACAGCGTTCGGATCGAAGCCTTCAGGCAGCACAATGTTGCCTGACGCATCCTTGTGGACAGTATTGGATGAGGCAATCCGCTGACGCTCGACGATATCAGCAGCCAAAGCACCAGCGCCGTCTGCAGAGGGTACGAGCGGACTGACGTCGGTGATATGTGTTGAACCGTCAGAACCTTTATCGACCGTCGCTCCCTCGACACCTTCTACCTTCAGGAGTGGCGGTGGCTCCTCGAGAGTCGCAACTGAAGGATCGAAATGCTCGATTGTCTCACAGCCAACCGCCTTCACCATTGTGAAGGTTGCTGTCTTAAGACAGGGTAGATCAACCACAGAAGTCTCGACAGGCTCAGCAGTGAAACGCTTCAGCTGGGGATTCTGCGGATCCGTCCAGCGCTTAGCGTAGCTGCCACCAATCGAGAAGCCTGTCAGGATGCCTTTCTCGATTTTGCGCCACGTATTGTCGTCATCGATGTACGCTGTCGCCGACATAGTCTTAGCGACATCATCAAACTCGATAGGCGCGTTGAAGCAGCCGACAGCGTTCGGCTGGTGCATCTCACGCACATTGCCGTAGTTCTTGCCGCCGCTGATCTGGGCAAGCTCACCTGACCACTTCTCGAAGTAAGGTTTGGACGATTCATAGTCCATCACCTCGCGAACGCGGTCAGGCTGCTCCTGTGTGAAGATACCGGTCACCGTACGGTTTACTGCGTCAACCTTAGTGAACGGAAGGAATACACTTAACCTTGACATATTGTACCTCGGTCGCTGCAGTAGCCGGCCTGCTAGAGGCTAAGCTCCCATGTTGAAGGAGACAGCCTACGCGAAGACTGTACCGAAGGCGTAGAAATCGGCTGCCGCCGCAAGCGTGCTGCCTGTGCTGGTGCCGATATCCAGGTACAGCGTGTTGCCGGCGTACGTGGTCGAACTTGAGGTCGAGGACATCGACAGGTTCTGAGCACAGCCTGCGCCTGGCGATCCGGCCGTCCCTGTGAGCGAGGACAGTGTTGTAGCGGTGGAGACGGTGCCACCTGCACTTGCATCAAGCACCTTGACGACCGCAGCAGTGATGGTACCCTCCGGATTGCAGGCTATCACCTCCTCCACGCGGAATGAAGCGGCTGCAGGCGTCTCCATGCTGAAGGGTTGCAGCGTACCGGCCGTCGAATTCAGGCTCGCGCCGAGCAACTTTCCGAGCAGTTGGCCAGTACCGCCGTTATACGTGACGCAGCCTGCCTTCAGCAGATCGATGTAATCATTGCCGTAAGCATTGCCGGCGGCAATTGCGGAGAGGCTGATGAAGCCATTAGCGTCCGCCGTGTACGTATTGCCGCTCTGGCAATCGATGGCGACGTACGGGCCCGGCGCGATGAGCGAGTAGCGTGAACGGATGTTGAGAGTCATTGTCTGTGTTCCTGTCTTTCCTGAGGGTACTACGTTGTGGTGTGGTGTAACTGAAGACGTGGACGTAGAGCCGAAGTATGTCGGAACTACGGTGAAGCATTGCCTACTCCGCCGTTATCACCTGTAGCGGTGCCGTGAACAGCATTAGCTGCAGGCGCTCCGCCAGTAGCCATAGCTGCAACTGCTCCAGGACCTGTAAGAGCTCCCAGAGGTACGTAGCCCGCTGTCGTGAGCGCCATCGGGTTTTCTGCGGGTCCACCGTAAGGATTCCATCCTCTAGCCTCACGGACCTCATCAATTGCTCGGATACCAGCCTTTACGTAACCGGTATCCACCTCCATCTGCACCTTCGGATCTTGCTCGCGATCATCCAGGAAGACGAATTCAAGATCCGGCTGGCCGAGATCATAGCGGATGATCGCGTCCATGAGGTTTTTCCACCACCTCTGCAGCGGTAGCAAACCCTCTTCAAGTGCTCGGCTGCGTGCCGTGCCCGCTGTTGCGCGGTTAAGATGTTCGATAAATGGTTCGGGGGATATGCTGAAGATGAAGCAGATGATCCGTGCCAACCATTCATCATAGCTGTCCTTTAACGGTGGCTCTTTGGTTTCGACGTATTTGAACTGTCCTGGCATGAACCGGACTTTACGCCTGTTGGCAAGATCTCCGGACATGAGACTGTCAAACCAGAGTTGGAAGTCTTTGACGTTCTGAAGATTCCAACCTTCAGGCAGTCCGACGAAGGCATCGGGTGTAGAGCCGCTAACATAGTACTCAAGCTGGAAGGCCGCACGTCTTATCGCTGTGTTCGTGGTCCACACAACCTGCTCAACCGGGCTATAGCCATAGTAGCGGTGCGTCGAGACGTTGCGAGGCATGTACATAAGCTCTTCAGCCTTATAGTCACATGCTGCCACACCGTGAAGAATCTGCTGGTAGGACGGATCCGTAGGACCTTGAGGACGGCGACCGAATGCATCGATGAGAGGGAAGATGGTTGCACCGTCAATATACTCCAAAGCGTACAGGCTGCCACCGTTGGTGCGGCGCTTATACAAGGTAGCAGCATCAATGACAAACATGTCTTCGTTCAACGCACGGCACCACTGATCCCAAGTATGCTCCTTGTCAGGATACTGAAAGAAATCCGTCACATCTTGAATGCGTTTACGCACGTCAAGGGGTAGTTGAATGGTATTGACATCCGTCTTTTTGATGGCAACAGGGCGATTTCCTGTTACAGGATCGGGTCTGTTACCCCCAATTCTTGGTGTTTTTGAGCTTCCCACAGGCGGAGGAACACCATTTCTAGGTGCCCTCTTAGCCATTTTTCCACCCATCTGCGTGGCAGGATCTGCCAGACCCATCTGCCCCTGAGTGACAACACCGCTGTCTGTATCGTCATCAGTACCGTCAGTCCACGCAGATCTTGGCCGGATTGCCCAGTCGATAGCAGCAATCTGGTCTTTGCGGGCTTCAATAACACCGCGTAACACCTCACAATTCTTTGCCAGAGCGCGCATATCCCCGAAGGAAACACCAAGCTCACCTCGTGGATAGTAGTTGAGGTTGCGCCCAGTCTGGTAATCCATACGGCGGCCTTGCGTGCCCTCCGCCATAGGATCTTGTACAACAGGCTGTAAAGGCTGAAAAGGCCCAAACCAATTTGTAGGTGTAACACCTGAAATAGCGTATTTGGCAGCCTGGCTAACGCGCATCAGCCAGCCGGGATGCACATTATGTACAGATCCGCCACGTGCTCCTGTCGTAGGAAAGTTAGGGAGCTGCGGCATTAGAGCCCACTGCCTCCCGTAATAGTCATGTTCTCAAGATCTACGACAATATCACCGTCTGAAGCTTGGCTAAGCCTTTGGACAGTACCTGCGTACCGCAGATGCTCTCCAACAGTAAGACTCCTGCCAGCCGCTACCGCACGCTTAATCTCCTGCCAGACAGCTTGAGCGCCTCTATCCCCGTCAAGGAGTCCTTCGATGAAGATAGCGCTGTCAGAATCAAACATCATTTCACTACCCCCGTAAAAGGACTAGCGAACATTGTCGCTTTAGCGCCGATTTCACCCTGCTCGACAGCTTTCCGACGAGCACCATTGGATAGCTTCTTGCGATTCTGTGCCTCTTCAACCTGCTCACGGTAATAAGCAAGGAAGCCTTCTGCTTGGATAACGGGTTGCGCCCATGCGTTAATGACAGCCTCACTCTTGTCTGGTGAGTGGCCCAAACGCTCCTTAACGTCTTCCTTAGGCTCCACAGCAATGCCTCGAGGCGTTAATGCCCAACGAGGCGCAGCAAGTTCAGCAGCCAAATCAGGATCAGGAGGAAGAGCAATGTCAAGGCCAAGACTAGGGTCGAGAGCTTCACGTAGTGACCACATCCATTCTGAGCGGGCGTTAGCGAAACTTAACTGGTCAGCACGATCCTGAGCATAGGACTTTGAGCTGCCAATCATAGCAACGACATTCATGCCTAAACTTTTGCCGACATCAACAGGTGAGCTACCTACACCTATGACGTCAATCTTGCAGCGCCACTCCTTAAAACCGTTGTCGACTATGACTTTGATGACCGACGGCCCGTCAGGCGTCTCAGCCCCCGGCACAGCAATAAGTTTATTAAACCAAAAGCCTTGTCGTTCACTAAGAATAGTGTAGTCGCGCCCGCCACGAGCCACGTCAACGCCAAGATCACGGCCACCACTATAGAGTGAACTGCCATTATGCTTTACCGCCTGCAGGATTGCATTGTCAGCGTTCAACTTCCTTTGCTCTGGAGTCAGTAGGGCACTGAGATCAACACCACTCTGGCCACTTAGCTGGTCCCCAGGCTTAAACCACAAGCTCAAATCACTCGCATCGACAGCCAAAGGCCGTGCGTTGGGGTGCTGAATCAGGTTTGTTGAGCCCTGAACCTCCTTCTTTTGCCCTTGGACGGGGGTCGAAGCTAGGTGGTTGTGCCCTGGCGTGCTTTCCGAAGCTTGCTCCTTATTGGCGGTCTCGGACAGTTTTTTGAGACGTTCGATGGCTAAAGCCTGAAGATACTCCTCGTATGAGGGCTTCCAACGAGCCTGAGCCTGAAGAATCCACATGGTTGGGATGACTTGCCACTCATCATCCTCCTCGGTGACACCGAAGTTACCATCTAGCATCCTACTGCGAAGAGGCTCTGGCATGGCTTGAAGGACGGAGATATAGGACGCATCCTGTGTCAGGTATGCATTATCCTGCAGCATTGCCTTGATGAAGGTGCGACTCCTGGGGTAGACTACACGCTCCCTGCCCGCGATGAGCATGACCCTTGGAGTGTTGTCACTGACCTCAACATCCTCACCCTTGTCATTAGTGACAAACCAACGTAGCTCTCCAGGTTTCGCCGGGTTCGGATAAAGCGGATCAAGCCAAGCAGCCCAGTACTTGTGGACCCAACGCCCTTGAGGAGTAGTAGGGGGGTTTCCGGCGGCAATAACTCGAGAGCGCTGTCCAGGGACTGTCGTTCGATTCCATCCGCAGAGGAAACGAAACTGAGCCTCGGTGAAGTGAGTGATCTCGTCGAAACCTTTGAAATCGTGCGGTCGTCCTTGGAACTTTTGCTCATCACCTGGGAGCTGGACTGCTCCAAACTCGACGATGCGGCCGTCTCTACAGCGCCAGTACTTGTCTGTGCTGTTGTACCTGCCGAGCGGTGCTTGCCCGTGCGGCTGATAGAGCTCCCTCGACCGATCGATGATTCCGCGCAGCTGCCCGTACTCACGGCGGAAGATGATGCTGCGATCATGGAAGAAAGTGGTGCCAAGTAACAGGTCTGTTTTCCCTCCACCCGCTGCTCCACCGTAGAAGGTGATGTCCGCAAGTGAGTTGAGGGCTTCCGTTTGCGGACCCTCTTGGGGCATCCAGGTTGGAGCATCAATTGCCTCCAGTAGAGTGTCTAGCTCACTCAGCTCCTGCGGCGTCAGGTACTTGATGAGCTCATTCAACTCTGATGCCTGTGTGCGATTGATGCCAAGCACTGCAGGCATCGGTTGTGTAAGTGTTTGCCCCCCATCCATAGCGGTTAGTCTCCGCCAGCTTTGCGGGCACGTGCTCTGTCAAGTAGGGTAGCTACACGTCGGGCACGGTCTTCAGCCTCTAATAGCGCGCCCGCTTGCCTTCCAGGAATACCTCCACTGCCTGAAGTCGGTCCGCCAACCTGCTGTTGTTCTCCTGAAGTTGGCGTATTTGGTGCTGCGAGTTGTCGGATTGCTGGTTGGGACCCACTACCTCCCGCCGCAAATCCTGTTGCTTTGCCACGTACTGCTGTCGGCGACTGCCCAAGAATTGCGAGTTTTGACGGAGCATTTGGGCTGTTTCCTAGAGCTAAACGCTGCATTTCCACGCTGGCTTTGAGCAGATCGACAGCTGTTTTTGGGGTCATTTGGGCCCAAAAAGCGCTCTCACCGTCCTTATCTTTGTCGGTGATGAAGCCCATTACCTCCTTAAATATCTGCGATCCGGCTAAATAATGCTGGTTCTCCAGCTGCAAAGTCATCATTTCACGTGCATGATTTACACTATCCGTGTAAAACATGTCGTGGGCTTCAGCCCTAGGTCCCCAACTGTACAGGTAAAACCATTCGGCGAGGCGTGAACTGCTGACTCCATGGAGCTGTGGTGCGACGCTTGTACCTGGTCCCACACTCAACGCTTCTTCAGCAGCATCCAACGTGTCACTGATAGCGTTGGGCAGGAAGCCTGAGCCTTGCAGAGGCCCGAATCTGGACTCTCCATCGGCCTTAGCCTTAGAGACCTGTGAAGGTCTCTCTTCATACAGAGGTGGGGCCAGCTCATCACCGTATGAGGCAGCTGAGGACCCAGCAATCCTTCTGCCATCATCAGCGCTGTGGCTGTGGCCATGGCTGGCCCCACGATCGTCTGCTTTGGGAGCGGGGGGAAGATGCTCAACCAAAGACAGACGAGTGTTGCGAGCAGCTGTGCGGTTTATCAACACACGTGCTCGCGCTATCTGCTGCTGAGTAGTCTGGTCATCAGCCATCAGGAACATCTGGCGACGCCCGTTGGTACCCTGCTGCAGGTATGCTTGAAATGCTACGAAAGCATCTAACGGTTCAAACTGAAGAAAGCGCTCCCAAAACGGACGTCCGTCATCCTGCATCGGGAATCCGCAGTCATAGTTCAGCGGTACGTACGCAGCCCTCAGGACATCGTTGTTGAGGAGCATGGTGGAGGTCCTGAAGTCATCAGATACCTCCGCTGTGTTGTTGTGCCTTGTGCCCTTTGTTGTACGTCCGCTGTCCTTTGTTGTACCTACCTCTTCTTCTTCTTGCCCGTAAAGGTGCTCAGCTCCTTGTCGGTGATTGCCCGCGCTGCTGTGCCCATTTCGGTCTTCGTCAGTTTGACAGTCTTGCTCCCCGAGCCTGAGCTCGTGCTGCTCGGAGACCGATGGCCTCGCGTCCCCCGAGATCCTCGACTGCTCATGGATAGTCCCCTGCTTGAGGTTGACGATTGTTTGTGAGGGTGTTTGTGAGGGTGTTTGTGAGGCTGTGGGTGGTTGTGAGGTTGTGGGCTTCTTGCCCAGCCCCAATGACACAGCAAGATCATCAAGAGAGCTAGGTGCTTGGACCCCACGTACTGCACTTTCAGGGGCCATCAAATCAGGTCTCAGGTATCCCTCAGGCAAGCCAATGCTATTCTGGGGAATCCTCGCGGACGCCTCCCGCATGACTTGTGCTCTCGTAGGAAGTCTGTGCATATGATTTGGAACCCGTATGGACCTATTATAATAGGGGACAAAAGGCATTGCAAGGAAAATTTTTGGTTATTAAAAAGATTTAATGCATGGCCGGCTATGGCCGCAGGTTTCCAGAGATCCTCGGATTTTTCAAAATGTCCCACAGGCGCTGCAGATTCCGAACAAGTTGGTTGGTTTCACAACACATTATTCTAACTTATTATTTACTTGCAAAGGTTCTAATCTTATCGTATCGTATCTACATAGTTAGAAATCATTCTAACTACGTAGAAAGATCTACAAAATGAGCAACGAAATCGAAATCGGTAACAATCTCTATATTCCTCTCGAAAACAGCGTTGAATCTCAACTTTCGTCTCTTTCTACGGTTTCGTCTAAAATTCGTTTCTTACACTCGAAAAACTATACACGAGCTCAAATTGCGAAGACTCTTAACATTCGTTATCAACATGTTCGCAATGTGCTCATAACACCTACAAATTCTCAGAAATAAGAATCTAAACAACTAGAAGCGTCTCAATTTCGAGGCGCTTCTTTTTTATCTACATGATCTCAATTTTGAGATGCATCTCAGGTGGGAAGGATGATTCACCTACTATCCTACGTGAGGTAGGAGGGAATGGCGGAAGGCTGAGCCGCCCGCACTGCCGCACTGCCGCACTGCCGCCCGCCCAGTCCGGCAGTCCGTCAGTCCATCCGCCAGCACTCCCACCATCCCACCATCCCACCATCCC